GTGGAAGGCATTTGCTCGAAGAGCGATTTAGCGCCGGCAACCAGGTTGGCGGCGTTTTGGTAGTCGATGTCGGAGACATCGAGATATTGGGCTTCCGCCTGGGTGAGATTTTCCGGCAGTACGCCGGTTTTGAGGTAGCGACTCATGATGGTATTGATGTCGCATTCGTCCTTGAAGGACTGATGAGTAAGGCCCTGGCCTTCAAACTGGATTTGTAGACGAGATTTTGGTGAGTAGAGAGATTGAATTAGAGAGTTAAGTGGACGTGTAGTAGAAGAGGAAATTAATGGTTGACCTTTATATAGTGATTAGAAGGTTTTAAGAGATTTAGGTGGACAGTTTGTTGAAGTAGACAGGGCAGTTGAGATTTCGACCTCCGGTCGATTTCGGAGCGTCGGTGAACCCGACGCCCCGAGATTTTTTTCCAAATTTACGGGCTCCACGTTGAATCGAGCAGGGGTAAGACCCATCGAGATTTACAGAATTCAACACAGAGCCCGGTTTTGCAGCGGGAAAGCCGACTGCAGCGGCCCGGGGTCGACATCGAGGTCGACATCACCGGCCGCGTTTGATGAGAGTACCAGCGGAAAGCCCGATGGACTCAGTGAAGCGTTGAAGATAGCCCATCATTTCGCCGAATTGGCTATCGTTGATTTTGCCCAGGCGCTGGGCAAGTTTAAGGTCTTCGACCATAGAAGAAACCGTGAGTTTGAGTTGATTGATCCTGGTCGGATATAACTCTGCTTCCCTGGAGAAGTCGAGTTCGGCAATTTTGGTTTTCCAACCTTCGGTTTTAGTGAGTTGATTTTGTTGAAGCTCGGAAGCCCTGTGAAGATCGGCAAGAGCAGATTGAGCATTTTGAGTAGCAAGGCCCGTTTGAGCGCCTTGACGATTTAGAGCGGCAGCGGAGGCCATGTGCTCCTGATAGAGATCATTGCCAGGGGTTTCCGCCTTTGTTTTAGCAGCCTGGGCGGAATAGAGCTCCGCCTGGGCAGCCTGGTTAGCAATAGACGCGGCAGCAAGGCCGCGAGCAGTTGCCACCTGACGATCGTCGACAGGAGAAGGCATTCCTACGGATGCCTGAGGGGTTGCTTTGCCAATGGCAAGCATGGGATTGAGGCCAGCACGGCGAAGGCCTTTGACAGTATGAAACGGGGCTTTTTCAAGCCCGAGAAGATTGTGATAAAGCTGAGAGCCGGCGAGATCGTTGGCGGAGGCGCCGCCGCCCCCGCCAAAGAGACCAGCGACGGAGGAAATACCGCCGGCGATCTGGCCGGCGGAGCTGGCCATGCCAGCAAGAGCAGCTAGGTCCATAAATTAGGGCTCCTGGTTGAATTCTGACAAACTAGATGGGCCTGAGCCCACCTCGATTTGACGTAGAGGCCATTTTGCAGCGGGAAAGCCGACCGCAGCGGCCCGGGGGTCGACATCGATGTCCATTAGAAATGATCAATCAAGCCAGGGACGCCGAACACGGGCATGGGACGAGCACAGCGCATCTTGAAATAGCTGTCGAACAGGAAATGGGGTTCGGTTTGAACCGCGATTACTCGGTCAACTGGCGGATTCTCGACAATGAAAGTTGCATCAAGCACCGGTGCAGAGGCAAAGTCTTGTGCCAGATGCCAAGAGTCGAGCGATTGAGCGAAATTAGAGCGAAATTCGCCCGTTATGCGCGATGGCTTGTAGCGATATTCCGCGTAACGCTCCTGATAACCGAAAACGATATCATCTGTGGCCGGTACGCCGGACGCGTAGATTTCCTTGCGAAGTACGGCTTGCTCGCCGATGTGTGAGAGTGCGGGCCAGTAGTAATCGAAGCGTGTAAGCCGCGACCACATACGATCAAGGCCCTGCTGATACGTGAGATCGGCACGAACAGAGACAAGGCCGATGATGAGGCAATGCTCGGTGAAGGACGTGGTAAAGCCGTGCTGACGAAGTAGGGCCGTCCCCATAGCCGCAAGATTCCCCTGCGGACTGGTAGCATCGGTGCCCGAAGTTTGCGGAATTGGCGATACGTTGACAGGCGTTGAACCGCCACCGAGATACTCGGGCCTCTGAAGGCGCGCATCCGGTGAAGTAACGCCGAAGTGCGCCTTAATGATCTCTGTATAACGGGTGCCGCCGCGGGCGTCGCGCTCGAAGATTTTTTGAATCTGGAAAGCCTGACGGAGCGAATTGATCGTAGCAGCCGTTGCAGCCGAAAGATCAGCGAAGATACCGGGAAAACCGGGATTGGCCGGGTCGACTTGAATTCCCCATTGCTGGGCAGCGTTGGACGGATCAATGCCAGCGTAGGTATTGGCTGCCCATGTTTGTGTCGCCGTAGCGCCGGTCTCCCGGACCGTGGTGTTATTGGCGCCCGCGAAAGTGCCATTCGTGAGCTTTCCAATGCCGATAACTGGCGCATTGCCGCCGAGCGGGATTGAAACTGCGTCGCCCTTTTGCGGCCAAGGGAGAGCGGAGGTGAAGTAGTCATGGCGCTTGCCCCTTCTCAGTAGGACGTAATCGGCGGGATCGTCGGGACCGTCGTCAGTGTCGACGGTGACGGAATTTTGCAGGTTTTGATCCCGGAACCATTCATTCCAGATAAGGCTGTAGCTCCGATGCCATAGGGACGAATGAGTAAGGCCTGGGACTTCAGTTGGAAGTCCAAAGTAGTCATGCAGGCTATTTGCAAGATAGCCAGTGACAGCAGTAGACACCATTTGAGGGACGGTATAGTCCGTCGAGTCACCAGGGTTACGTTGTTCGCCATTGAACTTTTGCCAGTTGTCCCAGACGAGACGGATGGGGACGGAAAAGAAAAACGTGTCCATCTTCATGTTGTCCATGATCGGGAAGATGGGAGTAGCCAGACGAGCGAAGGCGGTCAGATTGACGTTGAAGGTATCGCCAGGAAGAGCTTCATCGACGAGGACGGGAACCAAGTACCCAGCGTCGAACGTGGTTTTGTAGCCGTGGGAGCGATCGAACGTGGAACGAGGGATTTCCGCCTTCGGTACTTGCGAGAAGGTGTGGGACATCACGGAGGGATTGCGGTGCATGGTTACTCCTCTTTGAGTTGGTACGCAGCAGCGGTGCCGAGGTTTAGATAATGATCGTGCAGGGTCATGATGCCCGTTTCGAGATCGATCGAGCCGAGCTCGAAGAGAGTGAAGTCAGAAGGGAAAGCCGACACGTAGGACTGGGGATCGCGCGAGAGGTGCGCGAACGACCTGATCGCCAAACCTTGATTGATGGCGAAATACGGGGTCATGAAGGAAGCAGCTTTGCTGTCGAATACAGCGTAAATTTTGTGGATCATAGTTTCCTCGATAGAGTTGTGATTTGCGAGAGTTTGACAACATGCTTGACCGCTAGTCTTTCCGGAGTGTGATCCGCCTTATGTTCCGCAGCGGAACGGATACGGGCGTATTTGATGGACTTGGCTTTTTTCTGGTTCTCCTTCTCAAAAAGTTTGAAATAGTACCGGGGGGGGGTGACTTGCTTGCCATGCAAGATGCATTCATCGCGGGGGAAAACATCCGCGCCGAATTGTTCGAACCATCGGGCGCCGATACCTGGTCGCGTGGACATGGTGATGTATTCAGGAAGGCGAGAAACGATTTCGCCTGTTTCCAGATTGATGCCTTCGTAATGAGCTTGAGCAGGATCACCGGAGACCTTTTTCAGAAGATATCGAGCTGTATAGGCCGCTGTTTCCGCGGTGAAGTTGCCAATGAGACATTGACCACGGCCCCAGATGCGTTCAAGAGTTTCACTTTTCCAGAGCGTGTGGCCCTGGGTGTTGCGGGTGTGGAATTTACGATCCTCTTGAAAGTCGATGCCAAAGAGGCAGGCGTGATAGTGGGGCCGGTAGAGACCGCCGTCTTTGAGACCTGTAACCGGGTTGGTTTCTCCGTATTCACCGCAATGAAAGTACCGGATACCGGGATAAGTATGGGTGCAAACTTCATCCTGGCATGAATGCGTCTTGCACCATCGAGAGTAGTCAAACTTTCGAAGGCGTTTAAGAAACCCCTGGAAATGTGATTTAACCAGAGATCCTCCCGAAGGCACCAAGTGCTCGGAATATGTGAGCGTGACGAAGCAGCTGGACTCGTGGAATTTTGACTCATGGTAGAGCCGAAGCGCCCATTGTTTGGAGCGCTCGAGCCGGCAGCCGATGCATTGACCGCAGGGAACGGTAACGGGCAGGTCGCGGTATCCCGATTTTTCACTGAACACTAGCTTTCGCTTACCAGTTTTTGTGGTCAGCTGCGACCTGAACCCGTGAAGCGGGAAATAGCATGGCATGTCATAACCGAATGCCGCCGCGCATCGGAGAACCCCGGAGGTTCTTGTTGTGGGTACGGGAGGCCGTCCGGCTGAACAGACGCTTACTAGAACCTTTGTTCATTTTATAGCGTTTCATCACTTGCTCCTTGTGTGGTGTCAGTGGGAACAGATGACATCAAGTATTGTATCTGTTCCCGGATTTGTCAAGCCTGCGGAGGCTCGACCGGATTTGCGGCGTTTTGAGGGGTTGAGGATGCGGGGGTAGGGTTGAGTATTGCCGCGGTAGCTTCGGGGCTCAGGAGGCCCATTTTGGCCGCTTCCTGACGATTTTTATCGTCGGAGGTGAAAGCAAGGAGCTTGGCCGGATCGTTATCGAACCGATTCCGGATCGACGAGGGCATTTGCTCGAAGAGAGATTTGGCGCCGGCGACGAGCTCGGCGGCCGCCTGGAAGTCGACGTCGGAAACGTCGAGATATTGCGCTTGCGCTTGCGTAAGGTTTTCCGGCAGGACGCCGGTTTTGAGATAGCGACCCATGATGGTGTTGATGTCGCATTCGTCCTTGAAGGACTGGTGGGTAAGGCCTTGGCCTTCAAACTGGATTTGTAGACGAGATTTTTGGGAGTACAGAGATTGAATGGGAGAGTTGAGTGGACGAGATTGAGATGAGGACATTGATGGTTGACCTTTAAGTAGTGATTAGAAGGTTTTAAGAGATTGAAGTGGACAGTTTGTGTGAGGCAAGAGCCAGATTGAGATTACGCCCTCTGGGCGTTTTCGGAGCGTCGGTGAACCCGACGCCCCGATATTTTTTTCCGATGCCAGAGGCAACGGAAGGGGCCACCGTCAGCGGCCCCTTTTTATAAGAGTACCAGCGGAAAGACCGATGGACTCTGTGAAACGTTGAAGATAGCCCATGATTTCTCCGAATTGGCTATCGTTGATTTTGCCCAGCCGCTGGGCAAGTTTGAGCTCCTCGACCATAGAAGCCACCGTGGTCTGAAGCTGCTTAACCCGGGTCGGATATAACTCCGCTTCCCTGGAGAACTCCAGCTCCGCAAGTTTCGATTTCCAGCCCTCGGTTTTAGTGAGCTGATTTTGCTGAAGCTCAGAGGCACGATGTAGATCAGCCAGCGCTGATTGAGCATTTTGAGTCGCGACACCGGTCTGCACAGATTGACGATTAGCCGCAGCAGACGAAGCGAGATGCTCCTGGTAAAGATCGTTACCAGGAGTTTCTGCGCGAGTTTTAGCGGCCTGCGCCGAATATAGATCAGCCTGAGCAGCTTGATTAGCGACAGAAGCCGCGGCGAGACCTCGAGCAGTAGCGACCTGACGATCATCGACAGGAGAAGGCATGCCGACAGAGGGTGACGCCCCGAAGCCTTTGGTTACAGCGAGCATCGGATTAAGACCGGCCCTCCTAAGGCCGACAGTTTGAGCATACGGAGCATGCTTCATGCCGAGGAGCGAGTAAAAGAGCTGAGACTCGGCAAGGTCGTTGGCGGAGGCGCCGCCGCCACCGCCACCGAACAAAGACGAAAGAGCCGAGCCAGCTTGAAGAAGCCCACCAAAGTCTGATAACCCGAAACCGGAAGAAGCCTGAGAAGCGGAGGCGACCGCCGGAACGCCTTGCAAGATTGTCCCGAGAGCCATGATCAGAAGTGATCGATGAGGCCGGGAACGCCGAATACGGGCATCGGACGCGCACATTTCATTTTGATGAACGAGTCATAAAGGAAATGCGGTTCCGTCTGAACCGCTATCACGCGATCGACCGGGGGATTTTCGACGATGAAAGTAGCATCAAGCACCGGAGCAGAGGCAAAGTCTTGCGCAAGATGCCAAGCATCAAGCGACTGGGCAAAGTTGGAGCGAAACTCGCCCGTTATGCGGGACGGTTTGTACCGATACTCCGCATAACGCTCCTGGTAGCCGAACACGATATCGTCTGTCGCGGGAACACCCGAGGCAAAAATTTCCTTCCGAAGTACAGCCTGTTCGCCAATGTGGGAAAGCGCCGGCCAGTAGTAGTCGAAACGCGTGCGCCGAGACCACATACGGTCAAGACCTTGTTGATACGTGAGGTCGGCACGCACGGAAACGAGACCGATGATAAGACAGTGTTCCGTGAACGACGTGGTAAAGCCGTGGTTACGAAGTAGCGCCGTGCCCATAGCCGCCAAGTTGCCTTGCGGGGAGGTAGCATCGGTTCCCGAAGTTTGAGGAATTGGAGAAACGTTGACAGGGGACGAACCGCCACCGAGGTATTCAGGACGTTGTAAGCGTGCATCTGGTGAAGTGACGCCAAAGTGCGCCTTGATGATCTCCGTATAACGGGTGCCGCCACGGGCATCGCGTTCGAAGATTTTTTGGATCTGAAAAGCCTGGCGGAGCGAGTTGATCGTGGCAGCGGTCGCAGCCGAAAGATCGGCAAAGATGCCGGGAAAACCCGGATTGTTGGGGTCGACCTTGATGCCCCATTGCTGGGAGGCGTTGAGAGGATCAATGCCAGCGTAGGTATTGGCCGCCCAAGTTTGTGTCGCCGAAGCGCCGGTCTCCCGGACAGTCGTATTGTTCGCACCTGCGAACGTACCGTTCGTGAGCTTGCCAATGCCGAGAACTGGAGCATTGCCGCCGAGCGGGATTTGTACTGCATCGCCTTTCTGCGGCCAAGGGAGTGCGGAGGTGAAGTAGTCATGGCGCTTGCCCCTTCGGAGAAGAACGTAGTCGGCAGGATTGTCCGGGCCGTCGTCAGTATCGACGACTACGGAGTTTTGCAAGTTTTGATCCCGGAACCACTCGTTGTAGATGAGGTTATAGGCCCGATGCCAAAGAGATGAATGTGTAAGCCCCGGGACTTCTGTAGGAAGCCCGAAGTAATCGTGCAGGCTGTTAGCGAGGTAGCCAGTGCCAGCAGTAGACACCATTTGAGGCACGGTGTAATCCGTGCTATCGCCGGGATTGCGCTGTTCACCATTGAACTTCTGCCAGTTGTCCCAGACGAGCCGGATCGGGACGGCGAAGAAGTGCGTCTCCATGAACATGTTGTCCATGATGGGGAAAATCGGTGTCGCGAGACGTGCAAAGCCCGTCATCTTGACGTTGAAAGTGTCACCAGGAAGACCCTCATCCAGCAGGATGGGGATCAGGTACCCAGCGTCGAACGTGGTTTTGTGACCGTGTGAACGGTCGAAGCTGGAACGCGGGATTTCAGCCCTTGGCACCTGGGAGAACCGGTGCGTCATGACGGACTTGTTGCGATGGTTTTTCATGCTGGGTCCTTGAGAGAAAGAGCGCTCACGACGAGCTCGGGAGCGCAGGGAACGATCATGCCGTCACCGTCGGAAAATTCGCCGATCTCATACATCGAGAAATCCTGCGGCGACTTGAAGACTTGCGTCTCCGGATCATTGACGAGGTGGCGGAAGTTGCGAATCGCCACCACTCGGTTCTGTGCCGGATGCGGCTGCGAAAACGTCTTCGCCGCGGAGTCGAAGATGGAGAAAAGCTTGACGGTCATCACAGTAGTTTCCTTTTCAGAGTTGAGATTTGCGCCTGTTTGACTTGCTCCCGGACGGCGCGACGCTCGGGAGTGTTATCGGCCTTGACGGCCGGTTTCTGTGCGCGCTCGTGGCGCTTTGCCTTGACGGACTCGAGAGCCTCTTGAGCTAGGAGCTTGTCGTAGTACCGGGGTGGTTTTTGCTGCTTGCCGTTGACGATGACGAAGTCGTCCGGATAGACGTCGCCGTGAAAGCGCTCGAACCATTTTTTGCCGAGCGCTGGCTTGAGCGACATGGTCGAGAACTCCGGAACGAGCTGGTGAATTTCGCCGGTCCGAACGTTCGTTCGGCGGTACGTCTGATGGCCTTCCTGTTTCTTCATGGTGTCGCGAGCGACTGAAGCCCGGACTCCGAAGGTCAGGCCGCCG